ACTAGGAGTCAACTCCTATAATGCAACAACTGGTGTTGGAACAGTCGGTACAATCACAGCAGGTCAAGGAACAACTAACGGAACTGGATCATTTTCCTTTTCTCAGGCATGGACACAAGGTGATATAGCAGGTACAGGTTCTGAATACTCAGACTTTGGTACTGTAACCATTACAAGTGCAGGTACACAGAATGATTCAACTAACGCACCAGGAACTATAACTGCTGCACACGCAATCACTCTAACAGGTACAGGTAACGTAGGTACATCTACAACAGGTCAGTTCGTAAGTGAAGTAACTATCTTTGATTAAGATCATGAGGAATATATCTAAACTATTCCTCATGTTTTTTGCTATGGGCGTAACCCCAGTCATAGCAGTGCCTGTGGTCCCAAATTTCCAACAGGGCTCGATGACTACCCACACGGAAACGACTTCTACTGTGACAGAAATTATAAATTCGATGGATTATAATACAGGCTATCAGTGGTCTGTCACAGGGAATGGGATAACAACCAACGATAATTTATCACCAACCACTACAACTAATAATGTAACGATTGAAGGAGTGAATACAACATGGACAGGAGTAGGGTCAACACCAACCTTTACACAGACGACACCAGGAGCACCGTTTCAATACACGGAAACGATGCAAGGACCAGGGTTGTCAAATCACACAGTAATAAATCGCACAACAAACGTAACAAGCGTAACAGATACAACAAGTATCTTCAGTCAATAGCAATATCCCTTGCTATGACTGGGTTTATGCCGTCTGCTATAGCAGAAACAGTTGGTGGAGTTAGTGCGACTGCATCGCCGATCGCGAATTCCAGTGGCAGTGTCACCAATCAAGCTATACAGGTGTTACAGGGACCGTATATTACTAACACTTATGGTGGTGGTATACAATGTCAAGGTGCAACACTCAACGTTACACCATATGCAACAGGAACAGCATCAGCACAAAAACCATATGAAGATTACTGGGATTCGCCAGTGTACGACATGTCTGACCTAGATGATAACGGTGTGTTAGACAATCCTGGGGACATACTCTACTACGTTCCTACAAGAACAGCACAGAAAGATAACTATAACATTTCAATAGGTGTTAGTGCTACATGGTCTAAACCATTAGATAAAGAAGCACAAGAACAATGTAAAGAAGCAGTTGCTACACAAATAGCTCTACAAAAACAAGTGACTGCTAATAAAAGATTAGATTTTGAGGTCGCGAGACTAAAAAATTGTGGTCAATTAATGAAGGATGGAATATCATTCCATCCAAAGTCACCATACTATAGTATATGTGCAGACGTTGTGGTAAAAGGTGTGAATGGAGTTACTCCACATAAACATATCATACCTAGTGGTAATTCAAGTGTCTTAAAAGAAATATCTATCGGTAATAATTAATCTTTCTTTTTAAAATATCTACCTTTAAACCTATTGACGATGCTTTTCTTAGGAATTTTGAAAGGTGGTAGTCCTTTTTTCTCACGATATCTATTACACTGTATCTCATTACGACTTAACTTAGGTGGTTCTTTACCTAACTTCCTTTGTGCAGTCGTAGTGAGTTTTTTAATGACTGGTTTTATAACTCTCAATAATAATGGTGTTGCAGCAGCAGATGCTGTAGCTACCACTGCGATAGTTGCTGTTACGCTAACTTGATTTGTGCTTGGTAGAAATTTCTCTACTGCTGTAGTATCTTCATACAATACCACACATTGACCATCTCTAACTTCATGACCTACAACTCTTTCTTCACCATTCTGAGTTAAGTCACCTACTCTAGGTTGATTAGGTGCAGGGCATTCTATTTCTTCATCTGTAGGAGGTATCGGTGGTACCTCTGGTGTATTTAATTCTGGTGTAGGAGGTGGATCAAGCTTAGGTGCTTCTACAGGTGGTGCAATATACTCTAACTCATCAGGATTGTAGTCCATAGAGTCAAAGGATGGCATTCCTGCATCACAGAAGACTTGGACTTTATCTGGGTCGTCTTTCTTTAGTTGCTCTCTGTTTGATTCATGGGCAGTAACACAACCTGGGTATTGTATAACAGGGACACCTACTTCTTGTGTAATAGGTATCATAGGGAAAGGCACAGTAGGCACTTCCCTTAACCAAGTGGGTGTATAGACGTTGGGTATAGTCTGTGTGTTAACTGTAATCTGAGGAATTTCCATAGGTCGCTACCAAAACAACTCTACGTTTCTTCTTTGGCATTTTATGATAATGTATGCCAGAGAATATCACGATGTCATCTTCAACAGGAGTTTCAGATGCACACCCTTTGACAATGGTTTCACCTCCTGCATCAGTCAGATATATAATCAGATTCTGATGTGGGAAATCATGGTCAGTATGTGCATGCGTAAATCCTTTGCCTGCATCAACTGCATTAGCATTCATTCTGTATATTATATCTATCGGTATATCATTGTATTCAAATATTTGCTGTATTACTGTGTGGAATAGGTCAACATATTCTGACCGTACAGCAGGAAAGAGAGACCGTGGGTTTGGTCTCTCTAAAAATACATGAGAATAGAAATAAAAATTATCTCTTGGATTCTTTTCATGAAACCAAGGAAACTCTTTACCTAAAACTAATTCCTTTAACTGATAGTATTCATCAGTCAGTGGATTTTGTATCGGGGTCATCACATGCTTCATTAAACTCAGTTGCTATTTGTCCACCAATTTTTCCACCTTGGTCAGCACCACCTAGTGCAACTAAACCGCCCAAGACAGGACCTATAAATGGTATACCAGTGACGGCAGGAGCCGCAGCAGCACCTATACTAGCACCGACCACTCTCCCTGTCGATTGACCACCACCTTCCGCCTTTATACACTCTACATTTAGTCCTGCTTGGGCTGCTGTTTTTCCCACAGCACCACCACCTGTATGTGTAGCACCATCCATAGTATATTGCTCTGCTATTTGTTTATCGTATTTCTTAAACAGACCCTTATCCTTTATGGAGGTAGTCTTATACATGGTCTTAGGGTCGTTAGCTTGGTAACTCATCTTGTAACCATTCTCGTCCTTTGATATTGCAAAGGATGTATAAGGTCCTACAGGTGGAATATCAGGTCCTGTTTGTCTAGACGCAATGATACCTATCATCCCTAGATGAGAGACACCTACAAGAGTGCCTAAACTAATCCCTATCCACTTATTCATTTTAGAAACCTAGTGGTTTAATAGGTAATGCAGGTCCTGTTGAATCAGGTAAAGACTTCATGATACCTCCACCGATATCAGGCATGACTGCTTCCATTACCTTTCCTTTGATGTTATCTACGATAGCATCCTTTCTGATGAATACATATCCACCAATACCGACTACACCTAGTGCTACTACACCAGAGAAGATAGCGATTCCGTTAATAATTTTTTGCATGATAATTACTTGTCAGGTACAATTTTTACTGGTCCTTGCTCTATCCTAATGGTCTGAGCAGGGGCTGTTTCAGATGCCTTAGCGATAAGAAACTCCATATCTTTTTTAGATATGTTGGCACTGCCAGGCTCAGCATCGCCTTTCTTTTTCTTACCTCCCGCTTGGACGCCAAAAGTAGCTAGCGTTCCTGTGAAGACCGAAGCTATAAAAGTTGGGTCAATCTTTTCTCCTGCATCGTAGCCTGGTATCTTAACGTAATTCAAAGTTAAAATTCCTGCAGACCAGACGAGGACTATCACTCTTATGAGTGTTGCTAAGTATTGCAGTTGCTCTTCTTTATCATCAACTGCTTCTTTAAGTTTACCTAAAGGACCTTTAGGTTTCTCTTTTACTGCTTCAGTCATTCTGAATCACCTAGGGTTTTCTTTTTACCAATATTGTATTTGGATTCCAAAGTCCACTCACCCTTGTCTTTAAAAGATAAAACTTTAATTTGATTCAACGGTGCTAGGTCTCCAGTATCTTCACCAGAAATTTCTACAAGTCCCCAGTCTGATAATAGTTTAGTGATTCTATTACGACGTTGCACATCATTAGATGTGATGTTAGTAGGTTTGCCATCTAAAGCAAACAGCTCTTTAAAGTGGACAATGTAGTATTTTCCACGTTTGTGTAGGATATGACAAGACTGATAGAGCTTACGCTCTTTTCTAGAAGCAACACCAACTCTCGTTAATGTTTCACGCACCTTCAAGAAATCATCTGGTTCCTTGAGGGATACTTCTAACATCATATCTTGAGACCATTTAATCTCATCACTCACTTTGTTCCTCCTCGATTTAATTTCGATTTTAGAATCTCAA